AGCCTTGCTCCCAATCGTGCTCAGGATCACCATCCGGGTTGTTGTAGAAGTGGCCCGTCAAAAGAATCGTCGCCATCTGGATATCTTCGGGGACCGATGACAGATCGTCCGGCGGCGAGTTTGGCGGACTATCGATGGTTAGTAGATCGCCTGCCTGCCCCTTGAGGTAACGAACGATCGCTCGGGATGCCGCAGAGATGTAGAGCGCAATAAGCGTGTCGCTCTCGCCACTGTCCAGCTTCAGAGCCGTTCTGACCTGATCGACGGTCACGAGCATGAACATGGGTCACGCGCCCTTCTTGGGCTTGGTGGGAACAGCATCCTTACCGTCGCGACCGCGCTTCACGGACAACCGCCATCCACTATCTGGCGTCTCCGGCTTGGCTGACGTGGCGCGCTCAGCGATGAATACCGAGCCCCCGAACGATACGTTGTCGCCAGCAAGATAGGCGGCGCCTTCCTTGAACACCCCTCGATATATCGGCACAGGCAGACGCGCTTCCTTAACGAGGTCGCCCTTCTCCCAAACGAGATAAACGCCATCGTCGCGGACTTCGCAGGACATATCGTCAAAGCCAACGCCATCTGCGCCATCGCGGCCGGTAGCACCATCCTTGCCGACATATTCACCGAGGTCGTCGGTGCTGCCATCGCTCTTAACGACAATGAGGTGACCCTTGTCGTCGCGGAAGAACTTCACAGCATCGAGGCCATTGCGCCCGTCCTTCCCGTTAATGCCGTCTTTCCCAGGCGCTCCATCCTTGCCATCCACACCCGGAGCGCCGTCTTTCCCGTCAATGCCGTTCTTTGGCCGCTCCCAGCCTGCCAGAACGCGTTCTACGTGCTTGACGACCATTTTCTCAGTCTCGGCTGGATCGGCGTCCTTGCCCCTCTCTGCGGGTGGAAGAGCAGCCAGGGCATCGGCGACCATGGTCTTGATCAGATCGGGATCAGCGTCCTTGCCATTTTCAGGAACCGGAATTGATGCGATGGCCTCCGCTATAAGCGCTGGCACATCTGGCATAGTCGGCAACGCCTCAACCATGCTGCGCACGTCCATAATGTCGGGCAGGATGCTCGCCGCTGCCAAAGCCGCCACTTCATCCACATCTGCATCCTTCGGCGTCGGCATTTCGGCCAACTGCTTTTCCAGATCAGCAATGCGCGAATTGAGCGGCGCAACAACGCGCTCGATATGCGCCTTGACGATTCCAACCATTTCCTGGCCGAAGGCTTTGCCGTCGAACATCAACCAAGACCTTTCCAGAGTTCGAGGAGCGCATCCTTTGCGGCTGCTTCCATGGCATTGTCGTTTGCGGCTTGATCAACCGCCGGCGTTGGCGCCGGGGTTTTCGCCGTCCCGAACGGATCATCCTTGGCGTCACGCTTGGCAAGCGCCGGCAGGCTAAAGTTCTGCTGCTGAAGATAGACGGCGTTGCCGCCCTTTGTTTTGGGGAGGCCGATCTTGCCGCGCATCTCGTCGATTTCCATGATGCCGGCGCCGTCCTTCAGGACTTGCATCTGCGTCACGGAATCCATGCGGAGCAGATTGTCGATATCGAATTCCACCCCATACGTCTTGCCGTTGATGAGAACGCCCTCACCGATGCCCAGGCCTTCATCCATGCAAAGTTCAGCGGATTCGATCAGGCTTTGGAGGCACTGAGAGTAGTACTCGACATTGAGGCTCTGGATATTGTTATAGGTTGGCATGGTCCCGAGGCCGATCTTGTAGGGCGGCACATGGAACACAGAACAAACGACCTCAGCCGTCCATTTCAACTGATCAATGAGCTGTGATTCTTCTGCTGTGAGCGACATGCGCTCATACTTGAGCCCGTCGCCAAGCACCGCCACCTTGCCGGCGTTCTCACCGGAGAATTTCGTTTCCCAAGCGTCCTTCAGGCGGGCAGCAGTTTCGTCCGAGATTGCACCGGGAGCGGTCAGCACGCCACCCGGCTGCGACTTGTTGCCGAAGAACGTCGCCGAATTGTTCTGGATAGCGAGGCCCTGAGTCGCGGCTACGCCGGCCGCGAAGATCGGCGAGGTTCCAACAAGCGGGTGGAATAGGCAATTGAACCGATCGTGAATGATCTCACTGGCCGGAACCGTGATTGCTTCACCGATGGCGGAGAGATTGTCGCTGCCAAGCTGATACCAAACAGATCCGTCGTTCGCGACAAGAACCTTTACGCGGTTGGGATCGAGCACATAGAGCGACGTGACGACCTGGCGATTATCGCGCTGCTTCAGGACGTAGACGTTACCCCTCATCAGTTTGGAAAGGATGTACGTTTCCCAGAACTGAATGCGATTCTGGTAGCGATTGGGCTTCCGAAGGACCGGCGAATAGGCCGGGCTGTCAACCTCGGTCCAAATGCCATCCTTGTCTTCCTGCACGAGATCCACACAGAGCTTGGAGATGTCGGAAGCGATCAGTGTGATGCAGGCATAGACGGCGTTATAGGACAGGACCGAGTTGTAATCGACGGTGATGTTCTGTTGCCAAGCGCCGGTAAAGCTCTCCCTGATGAGATTGACCCACCCGCCGCGATTTTCGGCAACAGCGACGGCGCTCGGCGGCGGCGCTTTCTGTCGGGAGATGGTGAAGCCAAAGGGAAGTTTCATCAGGCGATCATCTTCCACAAATCTCCGTTGACCAGCTCACGCTCGTCAAACTGCGAATAGGCCAGAGCATTCAACCATGGTTGCCGATCGGGATAGATCGGCTCGTCGATCCTAGATAGGTCACAGCGTCCGACGAGGCTTGCCGCGCTGTCCTGATGCACGAAGACTGGGCATCCCATGATCATGGCCTCAACAGCGGCATTTGAGCCGTGAGTGACGAGGCAGTGCGCGCCTTTGAGATCCTCATGCAGTTTCCTGCCAAATCGCTGCATTTCCTTGTTGCGGATGATCAGCGGCCGGTCGGTCAGTTCGTTCAACCGCTTCACCGTCCGCATCGTCCAGCCTTCGATGCCGTGAAAGCGCTCGTAGGTCTCGCTCGGCTCCGCGACGACGATGTGGCGTCCGGTCCTCTGCCACGGCCAGACTTCTGTTTTCAGCGCCTTCCAGCGATCATCGGGGATATCGCGAATAGCCTGAAGCTGAAACGAACCGACATGCCAGCGATAGAAGCCGCCGTTTTCTCCTGTTGGCAGGTCAGTCGCGAACACCCGGCGCGCGTAGCCGCGATCCCAATAAATCCAGCGCCGGCCGGTCTCGCGCCATTTAGCGATCAGCGGCTTAAGATAGGGCGAGCAACCGACAATCGGGATGACATCGCCCGGCAACCGACCCAGCGCTTGCCAGTCGCCGCGAATGACCTTCCCCCCTGCCCTTTCGATGGTTTCGCCGATGCGGTTGAACAGCTTAAGCTTGAACGCCTTCAGTTCGCTCGGGACGAAGAAGGCGACGGTCTTCGGGTCTATCTCCAATGCTGATGCACCCAGGCTTCATTCACCGCACCGGGTTTCGGCACGCCATGGAAATAACAGATCCGCGCGTCACCCAAACCTCTCCCGCGAACATGCGCCTTGTAGCTGACAACGTGCCCGGGCCAGATTGCGTCTATTGTTTCATGCGGCTGGCGACGCAGCCATTCCATATCGTTCTCGCCGCGCCACTCATCGAAGATCGCCCGCTTCCCTGCCGGGCAGAGAACCACGCCGTTGCATGCCTCCTTGCCGTATGGGTTCGGCAGCGCGATCTTGTCTGCCTTCATGCACCAATCAGCGAGGTGATCGATGTTGCCGGTGACGATAGTATCGAGGCCAACGATGATCGATGGCTCGTTGAGAATGAATGGCACTATGCAATCGCCGTAGCCGTTCTTGCCAAGCTCCCGGTCCACGATGACCTCAACCGGCTCCTCGAAATCCCTTTCGCGGTCTGTGAAGCACGCGAAGCTGAACGGCTGCGTCAGGTTTCGCTCAAACCCACGATAGAGCTTTTCGACCCAGGTCTCGTCATAACCGCGCGAGAAGTCTCGGGAATGCTCGTTGGCATCCCAGAGCATCGTTGCGATGGTGATCAACCGACATACCTCATCCGCCGCTGATGCCAGTCGTCAGGCTTCCGCGCCTTGTAGTCGTTCCTCCTATACACATAGCCCGGAGGGACATCGCTCTTGACCACAGCGCCCGCCGCGACCACCGAGTTCTTGCCAACCCTCACACCTGGAAGGATTACCGCGCAAGCTCCGATCGAAGCGCCGTTTTCTATGATGGCCGTGGGCCTCTTCGGCATCTCGTAGCCTTCCTTGTCGGCCGAAGGCCACATGTCGTTGCAGATGGTGACGTTCGGCCCGATGAAGACGCCATTCCCAATCACCGTGCCTGGATTAATCGAAGCCCCGTGGCTGATGATGCTGTTGTCCCCGACCGTGGCCCCATCGATAATCGCGCAACTAGCGATGTTGCAATCCTTGCCGATCTTGGAGCCACGAATGACGCTGGCGAACTGCCAGACCTTCGTTCCGTCCTGGATATCCACCGTATCGTCGCAATGGGCTTTCCAATGGACAATGGCACCGCCGGAGATCACCGCCAGTGCTCCTGGACCCATTCAAGGCGGACATACTGAGACGGATCACGCCAACCAGGGAAGCAGACGACCTTGGCATTCCTCGGGAGCAATTCGCCTTTCGGCCAGCCCTTCTTTTGAAAAGCGTATGCCCCATCCTCGGGGCCAAACTTGCCGGCGTCAGGTATCATATCCGCCAACCAAGCTTGGTCGTCTGGGAATTCGTAGTAAGGAACTTTCTCCGCCAACTCCGGCGAGAATTCATGCCAGACATCGGGCCGATATCCAGCCTCAAGCATCCACAGCGAACCGTTGAACGGGCATGGATTGGCCGAATTCACGCCCTGGAGGATTGTGAATGGCTCATCCCGGTCGAAAAGCTCATCAAGCGAGCCGGTGACGATCAGGTCCAGGTCCATGCAGACGATCTTGTCGCCCGGCTCAATCCCATTCGCCGCCTGCCATTCAGGATCGAACGCCCGCAGCCGCGCAAAACAGCCCTTAATCTCAGTAAGATACGCGTCTTCCTCTTGCGGGAAGAATACAGCGAACCGATGTGGCTGCTTAAGGTTCCTCTTTACCGCAGACGCCAATTTTGCAACGTAGTCAGGACCGTATTTTGTTCCCCACGACCACGTTGAGATTATGAGCGCCACAGGACGCCGATCCCATTGTTTTTCCCGGTCGGGCAAAGCCGGAATTCCTCGTGGCGATAGCCCACCTTGATCTCATCCCAGAATTCAGGGACATCGATCCGCGTTCCCATCCATTCCGGCGCCCGATGCCAGTTAATATCGTGGAATGCGACTATGCGACCCATCGGGCCGTAATTCGCCCAATCTTTCTGGACGAAAGGCAGCGTGTGATTGGCATCGATGAAGATTGCATCGAATGGCCCGAGCGCCCTCACCTTCTCGATGATGTCTGGTGCGGTGCTATCGCCCCAGACCACGCGAGCGTCATAACCTTCGGTCTGAAGCTTCCGAATGGTTGCCTTAAGTTCGGCTTCGCTCTGCGGCCAAGCCCGCGTACCCTTTGGCATATCAACGGAGATCACTCGCGAACCGGCGGGAAGCCGCTTGGCGATACGATAGAGCGAGCCCCCGAATTTTGAACCGATCTCAAGGAATGAGGTGACACTCTCTTGCGCCAAAAGATCAGCGAAGCCGTCAATCTCGGCTTCCACCTGAGCCATAGTCATTGGCGCCTCCATATTGCGGCGACACCAAGTTCTGTGGAAATGTAAGAGGTGTGGCAGCGCACCATCCCGACCGGGAGAAGATCGCGGTCAAGATTGGCGATTTCCTCGTCATTCTCCTTCGGCTTGTCGGACGTACCCCTCCAGGCGAAATACTCCTTCGTCCAGCGGCCGAAATGCTGCATCAATGCCGTGAGTTCTGAGGCTGGCATGATGCGCTTCAGCTTGTGATAGGTGGCGAGGCAAAGCGTGATGTCGTACTTCCCAAGACCGAAGATTCCGAGCGACTTCGCGCCGGCCGTCAAGTCAACGACTTCGAACCGGCTTTGCGTTGAACGAAGATCAGCAAAGACCTCGCGCGCCGTCCTGATGCCTTCTTCGTAGATATCGCAGCCGTGGACGATGGAAGCGCCATTGTTGGCGAATTCGAAACCAACCAGACCACGGTTGCAACCGATGTCGAAGACCGATTTCCCCTTGGCCCTCATGACCAGATCGACCATCCCATCCATGCGGATGTCGTGATAGCCGGCAACGCGGCGCTGAAGCGTGTAGGTTGCGCCTGCCGGTTGGAACTTATCGACCATACGTAACCTTTGTGTTAGCGTGGAATCCCATTGGGGAAACTGCGCATGGATAGAGAAAAACAGATCGAGATCATCGCCAGAGCGTTATGTTCCGAACGCGGTCTCGATCCTGATGAAGAAACGTCGCTCTACCCAATCGATGGCAACGGAGCGACGCTCGACATCGTAGTCAATCAATGGGAATGCTGGCGCAACCGCGCAGAAAGCATCCTGTTAAAGATCGAGGGCGCCTAAAGCCTTTCCAAAGCTTCTTCGACGACTTCTTCGACGGTGATCCGCTGCATGGCCTTGCGGCAGTGCTCGCAAGGCTTGATCGAACCGCAAGCCTCCGCTCCACCAGTCAAATTCGCGTGTGTTGGATAACCAGTGACCTTCGGAGGAATGAACCCACCGAACAGAACCACGGCAGGAATATTCACCGCCGCTGCCGCGTGATGAAGACCGCCCTCAGAGCCGATATACATTGCGGCATTTGACAGGATCGAAACCGCATCCCGGAACGAGCTTGTCGCAAGCCCAACAACACCAGGAAGAAGTGGCGAGCCCTTGTCCGAAATGAACTGGCAGACCTTATAGCCGGAACCCTGTAGTCGCTCAGCTACCGCGTGGAAGTTGTTCCTGCCCCAATCCTTGTTCGGCGCGACGGATTTCCAGCGTGCGCTCTGAGGTTCAATAAGAACGAAGCCCGAGCCGTAACGCCGTCCCGCCTTCTTCTCAATGTCGTCCAGAAAGACCTCGCCCGGTGTCGGGCTGAAGTCCATGTTCCAGATCCACCGATCGCCATCTTGGCGGTTGTAGATGCGATGGCCTTTGAAAAAAGGAATCCACTCTATACAGCTATCGCGCTCACGGCCTGGAGCAGCGATGTTAGGGTTCCATTTGAAGACTTCTGGCGAATGATGGTCCCAGCGGATTTTGATCCCATCCCCGAAAGCGACTTTCTTGCCACGCGCATGGGCGCCACGGGCAAGGCCAGTGGCCATGAGGTTGTCGCCGAGTCCCACTTAGGCGGCCCACCGCTCTAGTTCTGCCCTCCACTCGTCGGCGTATTCCGAATCCTCGTAGCCCTGCATTGTTGGAATGCCATCAGTGAAGTGGACAATGGCCGGATCAATCTCGGGATCGGAATGACCGACAAGCCAATTCCATTTCGGATGCAGCTCACCGATCAGATCATCTTCGAGCCAGCAGAAGCGGTGAAGATCACGGCCGGGAACAGAATTGATCAGTTCCGTCGTCAACCCCTTGTTCGCAGGGTGGTCGACGTTCCAGAGGATGACGCTTGACCAGTTCTTCCGCGCATACCGCGTCTGCGCCTGGCCATCCATCTTGACGCCTTCGGACGGCTGATGATTGTGTTTGACGACCTGGACAGCTTTCGTCGAATCCGCCTGCTGGAACAGCTTCATTAGGTCAGTTCGGACCAGCATGTCGCAGTCCATGAACACAGCCCAACCAGATTGAGCCAAATGAGGCACGAGGAAGCGGCTACAGGCGAATTCAGTAGCCATGGGGGCTTCGGATATCTCATCCCACAAACGCCCCTCCCTGCGGCTTGTAGGGCGATTGTAGAGGCCAGCCGCACGGAGACCGCTCAACACCACGCCGCGAACCGGGATGGGTGTGATCAAGTGCCTGTTGATCGAATGCCTCGCCACGGCGAAAGCATCCGCCTCTCGCGGATCAAAGCCGATCCAGATCGATTGTTTCAAAGGGCGTCCTCTATGGACATTTTCGGGAAGCGCTGGAGGGCCGAAAACGGCGAGCAGTTGATGACCTCGATCCCGCGTTGTTTCAGGACCGTCACAGTACCGTCGAAAGCGGCTATCCAGCGTTTGAAGTTGTTGTCGTTCGGGTTGTTGGCGTCGCGCCAATTATTTCGGCCGTACCAATGAACCCCTGATGCGTCGGTCATGTCGAAGCCGACGAGAAGTATCTTTTTCGCACCCCATTGAAGGGCGAGATTCAAGGCTTGGAAGCCGGAGTTTCCGCCGGATCCAATAATACCCACCTCTTCGAATACAAGCTTGTCGTGACCAGTGTTCGGAATGCCAATGCGGCGAATTTCAGGGAAGCCCTCAAGGCCATTCTTGCGGTAACAAATCTTGAGACCGGAGAACTCCGGCAATCCATTGCGATGCCGCCACCAGGCTGCATCACATCCGTAGACAACATCAGCCCACGGACAAAGTTCGATGTTTTCCTTGATTGCTATTGCTCGGCATCGTCCTCTTGCGAGGTCGAGATTTGTTCTTTTCGCGGACGGCCCCGACGCGACGATGACGGCTGTGTCATCCCGCCAGTCGGGCCATCCGTCGCCCGCATATCGCGGCGCTGGTAGAGGCTCGATAAAGGGGCTTCCGGCTCGGCCGGCGCCTCCTGCGGAGGCAGATTGATCATCTTCGGCTGGATGGGGGCTTCGGTGGCACGCCCGATCTTCTTCAGAAGAACGGCATCGCGGTCCGAAGCATCGAACGCCTCACCGTATTGGTAAACGCTCTTCCCGTATTTCAGCTTGTCTGTTTTGCTGACTAGGCGAGGCATGGGATCTCCATAAGAATGGGGAGGCCAGTTTCCCGGCCTCCCCGCTACGATTACTGGTACTTGGCGTTCTGGATGAACTGAACCGCAGCCGAGCGACCCTTCGTCCAGGTGACGTAGCGCTCCGCCTTGATGCCGAGCAGATTGCGCTGCCACAGCGAGACCATGACGGTGGAGGCCGTCTCCGGGCTGTCCGGGGCGTCGTTCATCTGAAGCGAAGCTTCGCGGCTGATGTCGATCGACACACCGCCATCATCCGCGACCAGGATCGACGGAGCGTGTATGGCGATGATCGGGTAGCCATCGGTCGGCGAGCCGCCCGTGGCAACGACGTTCTGCGACGTGATGACCGGCGTTCCACGGACATTGCCGCCATCTGAGCTGAGGTTCGGGAACTCCAGCTGGCCGAGGGTATTCACCATCAGGGACAGCTTGAGAGCCTGATCCTCAGTCATCACAAGCACGGCGCCGCGCGTGCTCATGTTGTTCTGAAGGTAGGTGCTCATCATCGTGCCGAAGTCGTCACGGAACGCGTCGGCCGTCGTACCAGTGGCGGTGGTCGGCGTGACGTTGTAGGTGAGCGAGGCCGGGTTGACACCAGCCGCCGCCGCCTTCGTCGGATCGAGAAGATCGCGATCCATACGATAGACGATGGCCGCAGCCAGCGAGTCGCGCACGGTGGCTTCGGCCGATGGCGACGAGAAGCGTGCCAGTTCCTCGGTGATGACCGAGATCGCAGCCAGCTTGTTGAAGCCCAGCGTCACCGTGTCGAAGGTCGCGGACGACACCGGCTTCACGTCACCCTGGCCAACCCAATAGCCGGTCGTCTCGGTCAACTGACGCGGAACCGAGATGTTGAACGGCACATTGCGGAGGCCGGGAATGCGGCCGAGGATGGTCATCGGGCGCAGATACTCGATGAACTCGCTAGCCATGTTCTGCGCAACGACCAACGGCGCGGCCCAGGCCGAGTCGGTGGTGTTGCCAGCGGCCACAGCCGCCTTCTGGACCCAGTTCACGGCGTTCACGCCGTTACGAAGGACCATTTCGACATCAGGAGTGTCGGCGAAGCGCTCCTTGGCGATGTCAGCAGCCGGACGACCCTCCTGGAGGCCCATCCACTTCGACGCCATCAGGCGGACGAAGCCGGTGCCCTTCGGGAGATTGGTCTTGATCTGGACCGGAGCGCGCGTCGAGGAACGAGATTCGTTGCCTTCGCGGTCGTTGGCGCCCCTGACTTCGCGGGCGGTCTCACGATTGACCTTCTCCATGACGCGGAGGCGGTCGAGGTGCTTTTCGATGGTCTCATTTTCGTCGTTGAGACCGTCGAATTCTTCCTGCTGCGCGGCGTCGAGGGTCGCACCCTCATCAGCCGACTTGTCCATGATCGACTTCATGGCAGCGACGTTGGCAGCGCGCTTTGCTTCATACGCGCTGATCTGTTCGGCAATGGTTGCCATTTGGGGACATCCTTCTAAGGGAAGGCCGGCGTCATCACGACGCGGGCGGGCGCCTTGTCCAAGGGCGGGTTAGAATTGGACCTAGCCGGGTCGAACCTTGCGGATGACGAACGGCTTGCCCCGATGCGGGCTTCGGTCATTCAGCTTGACGACGCGCACTTTCTTGCCTGTCGCGGCTGGCTCGTCGTTCTGAATTTCGGGCCGATCTTCCACGATCCCGGCTTCAGCGCGGGCTTCCGTGTCGATCGATTTGATGGTGGTGATTACGGCCTCGGCATTGGCCGGGATCGTCACGAGGCTCAGTTCCATGACCTCGGATTTTTCAAAGCGGATGCCACCGGTTCCTTCGATGAAGGCATATTCGAGAGCGCGGAAGCCGATAGAGACGGCCCGAACCAGGCCAGCCTTGACCGACTGCCACGCCTCATCAATCCGGTCCTTCAGCGTGCCGGGCTCATCGATCT